TGTCTAAATTCAATATAATTCATTTAATATGTTTTTCATAGGTACGCCTACATTTAGTAACCAAGTTTCTACCTTAAAGTTAGGGCAGGTCTTCTTACTAAACATATAATGGCCTCCAACTAATATATCTGGATGCCTTAATATCATATATTTAATATATGTTTCTAGTGTAGTCTTTTGTGCTTTTGTCCTAGTATCTTTAGGTTTGCCTTTTGCATCTAATCCCCCTACATAACATATATGTCTTGCTACGTCATTAACACCTTTAGCACCATTACTTATCTCCCAGTTATCTACATACTCATCTGTATTAAACGGTACAATAGATTCTAAAGTTCCATCTAATAACACTAAGTCATTATAACCAGGTACTTTCCATCCTCTACCACCTAACTTTTTAGGATTGGTATGCCAACTAATTATATCACGTTTATCGTAATGCTTACCCTCTACTGTAGCAGTACAATGTATTACTAAATATTTAAGCTTCTCCATTCTATTACTCTTTTATGCTCTCTCTTTAACATATCTTTATATTGCTTCTTATCACCAAACTTTATATGACAGTTTCTACACAACGCCATTAAATTATCTATATCATTTAACAAGTTTTTATGTTTAGACCTAGCTTCAATATGATGTATGTCAACTGCTTTTGAATTACAGATTTCACACGGTATAAAATCTTCTAACCCATAACCAAAATACTTTAAATATTCTTTAGTATAACTTTTCATATATGTTTCCAGATTTTTTTATTTACTATTCTACTTATCAAATTCTGATGTACGCTATACATAATTGCAATATCTTTTTGTAAATATTTGTTCGTTTTATTTAGTTTTCTAATATTTAGAACGTCTTTTTCTTTTAGTTTAGCGGCTCTATTATTTACACCTTTATTTCCATTTTTACGGGGTAAAAGGGTTTTTCTTGTACCTTTATTCCACGGCCCGTTTTCTTTTATATATTTATTAATTGTATTTTTTGCGTGCTCTTTATATTTTTGTTTTAATTCTGGCCTATCTTTGTAAAACTTTCTCAGCTTAATTTTTATTTTATTTATACTTTCTTTATTTAAAGTATATTCATTTTCTCCGCCGTTAGTTAAATTTAAACATTTTCTGTTAGGCCACTTATTCTTAGCATATTCAATCCAATATTTTTCTCTGTTTGATGCTGTTTTTCTATCCGAACATTTTTCAAGTGTAAATCTTCTAAAGTTTTTTCTTTTGTACTTTTTAAACGAATCATTTAAAGCTTTACCAGAACCTAAATAATATTTTTTATTACCGTTAGTAATACCAATATAGAAAGCTTTCGTTATTTTATTAACTGTAATATACACAATCATTTAGTGTGTTTTTTCATTTTAACATTGTTGGTGTTGCTCTTAATACGTTGTTTTTAACATCGTTTTTTTCTATGTTAAAGTCTACCATCCATCCACCTACAGGTTTAGGTAGTCCAATCTTCTCTACTGCAAACCCATTACCTGTCTTAAACTCATTCTTATATGTGCCTAACTTTAGATGTATTTGGTCTTCCAAAGTTACATCATAAACTTTATTTAACTTATACCTTGTGTGTAACATCATCCATTGGTCGTGTGTATGTCCAGTTACTATCATATCTGCATCTGGTACTACAGCACCAAACCTCATTACACTTTGTGTTCCTTTGCTTATTATACCACCCCACAAACCATGGTGGTAGAATATTTTATATGGAAAGTAAGTATTCTTTCCTTCATATTCATATACTGCTCTTACTACAAAAAAACCTTGGTAATCACCTTCAATAACTTGACTACCTTGTTTTCTTAATTCATAGCATAACCAAGTTAATGTCTGTACTTGTGTATGTTTAGCTACACTAGTTTCATGATTACCATTACTTATCATTGCTATATTTTTAGCGTATGGCTGTAACCACTCTGCGGCATCCATTACTACTTTTTGTAAGTAGTTAGGTGCATAGTGTTCTGCTCTAGCTGTATTGCTTCTACGCATGTCATTTCTACCTTCCATCAAATCAAAGAAATCACCTATAATAATTATAGCAGCATCTTGTTCTACTGCAGTATTTAAGTGTTTCTTTAATAGCTTTCTATCACAATCCTTACTATCCCAATGTACATCACTTATAACCATTAAAGGCTTTAAGTTTTTAGTAGTGTAATAGTCTACTGCAATAGCCATATCACTTAATCTTGATACTTTCATCTTTTCTTTTTAATCCTACGTTCTTGCGTTAACATAGCTTTAGTAGGTTTTTTAGGTTTTGCACCTGACTTTTTATTACGTTTAGCTGTTTCTCTTATATTGTTCCACAGACTGTTTTTTACTCCTAGTTTATTCTTTTTCATTAGCATTTCCATCTTCGCCTTGCTTGGCGTATTCTTGAATTAGGGTTATTTCTTGTTTTAGCACTACTACGCTTTAATTGTCCTAACGACCTTGCACAATAACTTTTACGTCTTTTGGCTGCTTTACTGCCTTTCTTTACTTTGCCTGTAACTGCTGTTTTTAATTTACTCCCTGGGTTAGCCTTTCTATATGCTCTAACACCTTTAGCAGTCATACCTGCACCAGACTTTGTAGGCCTGTAATTAGCACCTTTACCTTTAGTTGTTTTTGGGATTGACTTTGCCATATTATTTCTTATTCATTCCTTTCATCTTCTTACCACTAGCAGCTGCTTTCTGAAACTTCTTCTTACCATACTTCTTCCTACCTATAGATGCTGCTATAGCATCTGCTGCTTCTTTACCCTTACCGCTTTCCTGTATCTTACTAGATAACTTTTTAAATCCTATGTATGCCATGTTAATTATTTTGTTTATATTTGTATTGACAATACGTGATTCATTAATCCTATTTTCAAAGGTAAAAGTTGATTAACAAGGCCAGTGTAAAAGCTGGCCTATTTTTATTTAACAACCTTTCTTCATTCTACCACCATTCTTCATTTTAGTTGTTTTCTTTAAATTACCTCCATAAACCATCTTCTTCTTTACTGTTCCACCATTCTTCATCATTGGCTTCTTAGCTGTTGCAGTCTTCTTTACTGCTGTTGTTCTACGCATCATTTTGTTTCATTTTTAATTAATACTGTCTGTACATCAAGGCTAGCATATTGGCCTTCACCTATTCTGTATAGTTCATATACATCATCTTCTACAATAAGCTGAATATAACTACTTCCTACAGGTATAACCTGCACAGTATTATCACCATAAGTAAGTACTAAATCTTTATCAAGTTTAGCATCAACAATATCTACATTAGGCATCTTTAGTTTGTAGTCACCTGTAATAGCCTGTGATAATCCAGTCTTACTAATTAATACTAAATCAGTATTAAATGTATTAGATAGCATACTGTTAATCTTGCTTGTGTTTTGGATAATTACATTCTTTTGAATTACAATTCTTGCTGCTTCTGCAAGTGCATTAAATGTTCTTTCTGTGTTCTCTACATAAAATCTTACAGTTTCTATACTATCACCTACTGGTTTTTCATTTAACTGTCTTTGACCATTATCTAGTAACGATTCAGTAACTTCAAAAAACTTACCTTCTCGCCACTCTAAATAAACTGTGTCTTTAACTAGTTGCTGTGAAAAACAAATAGTAGTTAGTAATAAAGCTGTTCCTGTTAATAAACTTTTCATATTTATCTAATTTTGCGTAATATAATTCTATTTCCGTTTGTTTCTGTTACAAAGAAGTTAGAGTTAAATTCTTTATTAAAATAATCTCTATTGTCTGCTTCTGTAAAAAAGTTCTGTAGTTTACATCTATTTTCTGTGTATAAAAGAAACTTTCCTGTCCTACCACCATCTTTTACAGTCCAGTCTTGGTTTGTTTCGGTAGCATTCATAAGTCTATCTACAGTAAACCATATAATGTTACCTCCATTAACCCTTGCAATCCACTTACCTTCATAACCACTACCAAACTTTAGTCTGGTCATTACAAAGAAGCCATAGCCATACATATCTCTGATAATGTTATTGACAGGAGCGTATAATTTTTGTAGCTTTTCTCTTTGCATTAACCTTGCAGCGTCCAACCAGTTGAGGTTCTCATTGCGATAGATAATGTTAAAAGCATATTCAGCTACTTGTGCGCTGTCCATAACCTTGTCAATCGCTTCAAATGTCATAACTCCTGTATTCGGCAGTATCTTGGATTCATACACTATAAACGCTTGCGAATCTGATGTACCTGCTGTTTCCTCTGTTGTAAACGTAAAAGGAACGTAGTAAATTGAATCAGGCACTTGACTTTTTAAAGCTTTT